TTTCAAGCAGAAGACGGCATACGACGCCGGAGCCGGGACTGCGGATTTCAACAAGGCGATTGGAAATAGAACTGAATATGCGGAAAGCGTACTAATACGAATGGAGGAAATAGGAAATGAAAGAAGTGATAACATATGAGGGTGTATGCAAATATTGCGGACAAACAACGCCGGTTTTAGCGGGCACGCAAGAAGAAGCCGACACATTAGTAACTGAAGAATGCGATTGTGCAGGAGCGGACGCCCAAAAACGCAGAGAGTCGGTAGAAAAAAACGCGGCTCTGATTGTAGAGGGAAAAGACGGGGATATTATAGAAATTTTAAGGACCGCCGGAATAATGATTTTAAATGAAAAAATCAGCCAGCTATCGCTAAATACCGGTGAAATAAAATACAAGGTAAGCGTAAACAGCAAAGGACAGATAAAATTTATAAAAACGAAGACTAAACAAGAGGAGCTACAAGGATAATGCTACACGAACACATATGTGTAATCTGTGGCGGCACATTTTACTCAGACCGCCATACAGCCTTCACCTGTTCAGAACAATGTAGGCGGGAACGGCAGATAATGACTAACGCTATAAAACGGGAAGGCTGAAAGGATGAAGTGATTATGAAAAAGTATATGGTTTATTTGGATGATGGCAGGGATTGTTATAAAGTGGCTGTTCCCGCTGCAAACGAAAAGGCAGCAAGAAAGTATGTTGAAGGTAACGGTGAAGTGATTGCTGTAAAGGATATTACAGATGATTACCCAATCAGCCTTGATAAAGTGGTACAGGCTTTGAGAAACGCACAGTTCGGACAAACCGAAATTGATCTTATCACAAGATGCTTATCCTTCAACGATATAGCGGAATAAGAAAGGCGGTACAGGAAATGAAAGAAAACAGTTTGAAACCCGTAATTGAAAAACTTGAAGATTTATTTTCAAAGTTCAATGAAAAGTTCTATAACAATGAACTTGATAAACCGATTATCACAGTAAGCCCGGACACAACAAAGGGTGCTTATGGTTGGTGTACCGCTTGGAAGGCTTGGAGTACACAGGAAAAGGTAACTGACTTTTCCAAAATGAAGCCGGAAGATATTGAAGCAATGAAGAAGGAAGGCTTCTATGAAATCAATATTTGTGCTGAATACCTTTCCCGCCCGTTTGATAAGGTTGCTGAAACACTTCTTCACGAAATGGTTCACCTTTACAATTTACAGGTTGGGGTTCAGGACACAAGCCGGGGCGGTACTTATCACAATAAGAAATACAAGGAAGCTGCTGAAAAGCACGGTTTGACCGTTGAAAAGGATGCAAAATACGGTTGGACGAAAACAAGCCTGAATGATGAAGCACAAGCCTTTGTTGATAGCTTACAGGATAAGAAATTCCAGCTTTTCAGAAAGAGCCTTCCGAAATTGCCGGGTGCGGCTAAAACCAAACAATCAACCCGCAAATATGTTTGCCCGGTGTGCGGCTGCATTATCAGGGCAACAAAGTAAGTTCATGTTATATGCGGTGATTGCAATGTAGAGTTTGAGGAAGAAGCCTAAACAGCTTCTTCCCCCACCAAAAGAAAGGATGAAAGAAATGAATAAGATCAGAAGAAAGAACATTCAACAGCTTATCACCAAAATTCAGGAATTGCAGGGCGAAATTTATTAAATGGCTATACGCCGAACCGGCGCCTACACTGACAAAACGGGAACGCACATTTTGTGAAATAATGGGAGAAGGATATATCGCAAGAGATGAGGACGGAACCCTTTTTTATTCTCAAAACAGAAGAACCATGGGCAGTAGAAGACCTTTTAAAGCTGGAGGTAGAAGAATGCGACTAATAGACGCAGATAAGTTGGTAGAGGGCAGAGATGAGAAAGACCCTGTAAGAATAGCGGCAATGAATGAACCAACATTTGTATTTTCAATGATTGAAGAAGTGTATGATAGGTCTTATCTAATGGAATGGTCGAAGGAAAGATTGGTCGACTATGCAATAACGCTTGCATATAACAACAAGAGCTTTCGTGAACAAATAAATCAGCAATATATAAACTTTCGGAAACTACTGAAGGAAGCAGAGGCAAAAGAATGGATACCATGCAGCGATAAACTACCACCGGATAATAAAATAAATCCTGTAACGCGTGATTTCTGCAAATATTTAGTAACGGTAAAAATAGGTGATATTTATGACGTTCGGTGTTACGCCTTCGGCCGCGGCCAGCCGAGGAAATAAATAAAAAAGAAATCAGCTCAGATGAAGCGTCACTTAAGGCTGTTTATAACAATTTAGAAATAGCAATGTGCATTTTAAATGCCATGATTGGGGAAAACGCAAGGGGACAAGCTGAAATAAACGATATGGACGAACGACACACGATAAGAGTAGACGAACGGACAGAATACAACGCAATATACTGCTCAGTATGTGGAGGAAGATGCAATGACAACTTTTTAAACTTTTGTCCGGGTTGTTTCACAGATATGAGAGAGGAAGAAAATGGCGATTAAAAATTATACAACGACTAAACACCCACTTGAGAGTATAGGTGAAATACAAGCAGCTCTGGCTAAAGGTGGAGCCAAGAAAGTGATGATTGATTATGACGAAAAAGGAGAACCAAAAGGCCTTGCTTTCGCAATAGAAACCGATAGAGGTTTTATGGGGTTCCAACTTCCCGCAAATGTAGACGGGGTCTGCGAGGTTTTTAAAAGACAAAAAATTAAAGCTGACATGGAACAGGCAAAAAAGACCGCATGGAGGAATGTGCGTGATTGGGTTCTTGCCCAAATGGCATTTATTGAAGCGGGAAACGCGACATTGCAAGAAGCGTTTTTACCATATTTGACTAACAAGGAAGGGCAGACGCTCTATCAAGTCTATATTAGCGGGCAGTTATTACTTGAATAATAAGGAGGCAAAAAATGAGTAAAGCGGAATACATAAATAAAGAAAGCCTGTTAAACGGAATATATAACCGGCAAGATGATAAAGATTTCGATTTGATGTTATATATCGCTCAATTTCCGGTACGTAAGCACGACAGCTTTCTGGACCTTGTAGGTAGGCTAAGAGAGTTATTAGAAGACGAATTAGAAAGAGCCAATAAACATTTCTCGACATTCCATTCATACCATGAGGGTTTAAGCGTAATAGAAGAAGAAATATGGGAAGCTAACACAGAAACAAGTAATTTATCGGACTTACATCTAAAACTAAAAAAGAAGGTATTTATGGACGAAGACAATAAAAAGGGGATTTGCATACCTATGAGAGATACGGCTTTAAAGGCCGCCGCGGAACTCCTACAAGTAGCGGCTATGTGTCAGAAGATGATAGACAGCGAATCAAAATGGAAAGAAAAAGATTATCAAGTCGGAAAGGATAAAAAATGAGTGAAGAAGTTATTAAAATATTGGACAACCTTGGAGAAAAATTCGGAGTCGCCATTGATTGGACATCTGAAAACATAGCCCCATATTTAACAAAATTACATGAACGGGCAGAAAAATATTTAATTGTCACCTCCGTTATATGGTTCATAATGACCCTCGCCTTATTCGCGGCGAGCCTGTTCGCGATAATAAAAATTACTAAATGCGTGAATCGCGACTCAAAGATTGGGACAAGGACTATATGGTTTGACAGCTATGGACGTTGCGGCTCAGGAGTTTCTTTTGTATGCAGAGCCTCGGCGGGATTTGTTCTAATTATAACGGCCATACTTATTCCGATTACAATAGACGAGCTGCTAAAATCAATGTATACACCCGAAATAATGATGATACAAATGATACAAGACGCGGCGTAAAGGAGATAATAAAATGCCATACAATTACGGCGGTCAGGACGTAAAATGCCCCTTTTATATGTATGAAAGGGAAAGAGCGATACATTGCGAAGGTCTCATAAAAAACGCGAGAAACACTATAAATACTTTTAACGGCAAAAAAGACTTAAACATACATAAAAGCAAATTTTGCAATTCTAAATATCAAAAATGTGCGCTTTATCAAGCGCTTTTAGGGAAATATGAGTAAGCCGGAGGACAAGTTTCCTCCGGCAAAGCTATAAAATTTATTCTTACATTATATATAAAATAAATCGGCGCCCGGTATGGGCATTAACACTTGCTAAGATTATTATTGTTAGGACAAGAAAATGTACATAAGAGAAAGAATTGTTGCAGGGTTAACAGTCATAACAAGAGAGAGAGTAAAAAGAAAAGTGGAAAAAGGAGTTAAAAGAGCTCCAAAGCAAAATATCACATCAGAAAAGGTTTGGCTTAATAATCTCAGATACGCTATATTTAATTTAACCGTAATACTGAACGCGAACTTTAAAGGCGGAGACCAACTTTTGTTATTAACCTATACCGCAGAACCGTCCAAAGATGACTATAAAAGACTTTTAGAAAAATTTTTAAGAGATATACGCAGAGAGTGCAGAAAAAACAAAATAGATTTTAAAAGGGTGGCTGTTACAGAAAGGATTGGCACAAGAATACATCATCACATTGTATGTAACAATATTCCGATTGACATGGTAAAGAAATGCTGGCCGCACGGTAGAGTATTCCATAAACCTCTTTGGGACTATCCCAATTACGCCGACCTTGCGAATTATTTATTAAAGCAGGCGGCTAAACTGCATATGGAGGAAGGAAATATATCTAAAAAAAGATATACAACGAGCAGAAATATAATAGTACCGGAGAGCAAGGAAGAAATAATACAAAGGGGCGATATTGAAGCAGAGCCGAAGCCGAGTAAGGATTATCAGATAGACCAAGACAGCGTGCAAATTTACGAAAACGAAATAACGGGAAGCATTTGCCGCGAGTACATAATGGTTTCAACGACAGAGACTCCGAGGATAAAAAAATGGCGGACAGGAGTTACCGCTAAGGGGGAGCGAATAAATTTCAGCAAAGCGTTAAGAGAAGCATATACAGAAATTCAAGAATCTATAGAAAATTTAATTCTATAGAGCTTTATAATACAAAAAAGTCGAAGCAGAGGGTTAGAAAGAGACCCTTCTTTTTTTGTACTCTTTAAGCAGGAGGTTTGAGATGAGCAGGATAAATTGGCGTAAAGTTGAGCTTGATTATATAAAAGGCACGGTCTCATACAGAGATATCGCGAAAAAATATAAAATATCAACTCGTCAGGTTAGCGACCGAGGAAAAAAGGAAAATTGGGTAGAAAAGCGAAAACAATTTCGCGACGAAACCTACTCGGAGGCTCTCGCGCGTGCGCGCGTGACAGAAGTAGACAATTTAAAGCGCATAAACGGGCTGACGGAAAAGATGATTAGTCAGCTTGAGGAAGCCTTGGCCGACGCCTCGCAGTTTAAGAAATATATTGTTTCTAAGACGATATACAAAGACGGCGTGCCCGTAGAAGATGAAATGACAGAGAGGGAATTTACTAAATTTGACGCTAAGTCGGTTAAAAATCTCACTTCCGCGTTAAAGGATTTGGCCTCTATAACTAAAAGCATTACTGAAGACAAAGACGGAGACAATGAAATTTTAGTGAAATTCATATCCGACGATAAGGAGGACGGCATGGAAGAATGGAACTTGTAATTAAATCGCCGCAGCCAAAACAAAAGGAGTTTTTGCGCGCCAATGAAAAATACATAGGATTTGGCGGAGCTCGGGGCGGAGGAAAGTCTTGGGCTGTCAGAACTAAAGCGAAACTGCTCGCGGTAACATATCCGGGAATAAAAATTTTGATTGTCAGAAACACCTACAAGGAACTTATAAACAATCATATCGACCCACTTAGAGGGGAACTTCCAAAGGGTATGGCGCGGTATAACAATACGGAGAAAATCTTTAGATTCATAAACGGAAGTACGATAAACTTCGGATACTGTAATAACGACAAGGACCTTAACCAATATCAGGGTGCGGAATACGACGTTATTTTTATAGACGAAGCGACTCAGCTTGACGAGGTGTGGCTTAAGAAAATAACAGCGTGTCTCAGAGGCGTTAATAATTTTCCCAAAAGAATTTATTATACAATGAATCCGGGAGGCAGAAGTCACGCCTACATAAAGCGATTGTTTATAACAAGACAGTACAAAGAGGGAGAACGGCCGGAGGATTATAAATTTATACAGTCTCTGGTAAGCGATAATCAAAAGCTGTTAAGAGAGCAGCCGGATTATCTGAAGCAGCTGGAGGCGCTGCCGCCTAAACTTAGAAAGGCGTGGCTTTATGGAGATTGGGATATTTTTGAGGGACAATTTTTTGAGGAGTTTAGAGATAGACCCGACCATTACGACGACAGAAAATGGACCCATGTAATAAATCCTCTGCCTCTTGATATGATTAGAAAAATGAATATCTACAGGTCTTATGATTTCGGATACGCCAAGCCGTTTTCGTGCGGCTGGTGGGGAATTGACGCCGACGGCGTGGCATACAGGCTTGCTGAATTATATGGCTGTAAGAGGGACGAACCTAACGAAGGTGTGAAGTGGGACGCGGCAAAGCAATTTAAAGAGATACGAAAGATAGAAGAAGAACATCCGTATTTTAAAGGTAAGACCATTTATGGTATAGCAGACCCTGCCATATGGGACGCTTCGAGAGGTGAAAGTATAGCGGATACGGCCGCAAAGGAGGGCGTTTATTTTACTCCGGGAGACAATAAGAGAATAGCAGGCTGGATGCAGGTTCATTACAGAATGGCATTTGACAGCGAGGGTTATCCAATGATGTATGTGTTCAACACTTGTAAGGCGTTCATAAGGACTATACCGGCATTATGTTATTCTGAGACTCACGTGGAAGACGTGGACACGGATATGGAAGACCATATCGCGGACGAGACGAGATATTTTATGATGTCAAGGCCATTGTCTCCGAGGACAACGGAAGTAAACGCTATACCTGAATTTGACCCGTTAAATCTATATGAGGAAAAGAGAAAGGAACTGATAAGCTATGGAAGACGTTAAGAACACTGAAGAAGAAATTATTGTTCCGCCTATAGGAGAAAAGGAAATAAGGAAAGCGGACGAGACTTTGAAAAAATATAAGACCGGCAAGAAAAATTTAGAAAACAGGGTTGTTGAAAATGAGAAGTGGTGGAAACTGCAAGGTGAAAAGGCGCAAGGAATAAGCAATGATTTTGAAAGCTCCTCCGCGTGGCTTTTCAACTGTATTGTATCAAAACACGCGGATTCAATAGACGCTTATCCTGAACCTAACATATTGCCGAGGGAACAAGGAGACGTGGAGGAGGCTAAGAGATTATCATCTATTCTTCCGGTGGTATTAAAGTACAATAAGTTTCTTAATACCTACAGCAAGGTGAGCTGGGCAAAGATTAAAAGCGGTACGGGAATATACGGGATATTCTGGGACAAAAGCAAGTTGAACGGACTTGGAGATATCGCCATAGAAAAAATTGATATATTAAATCTGTTTTGGGAACCGGGGAAAACTGAGATACAAGATAGCAAGAACATATTTTACGTATCTCTCGCTGATATCGAGGATATTGAAGCGGCGTATCCTTTTATGAAGGATAAAATAAAACCGAATGAAGCAGTTATAAAGGAGTATGCCTACGAAGATAACGTTGATACAAAAAATAAGGCTTTGATTGTGGATTGGTACTATAAGAAATATGATTTGGCTACGAGAAGGACTGTCGTGCACTATGTAAAGTATTGTAACGAGACTTTGCTGTTTTCAAGTGAGAATGATAAAAACTACAGCAGAGGGTTTTACGAACATGGGAAATATCCGTTTGTTGTAGATAATTTATTTCCTCAAGAGGGAAGTCCGGCCGGATTCGGCTATATAGATATTTGCAAAAATCCGCAGAAATATATCGACTCTCTTGATAAAGCCATACTTGATAACGCTCTGGCAGGCTCGACGGCTCGGTGGTTTGTAAGGGACGACGCGAATGTAAATGTGGAAGAATATCTTAATTTTGGAAATCCGATAGTAAAAGTCGCCGGCGCGGGTTCTCCGTCGGATTCGGTTATGCCGATTCCCACACAAGGCCTTCCGTCGATATATTATCAAGTCCTCCAAGGCAAAATAGACGAATTAAAAGAAACATCGGGAAATAGAGACGTAAACAATGGGGGAACGCCGTCGGGGGTTACGGCGGCTTCCGCTATAGCGGCAATGCAGGAGCAGTCGGGCAAACTATCCCGCGACGCTAATAAGATGTCGTATGAGAAATTTGAGGAGCTGATTGAAATCTGCATTGAACTTATAAGACAGTTTTATAATCTTGAAAGGCAATTTAGAATAATCGGAGAATCCGGCAGAGAGGAATTTATAAGCTATTCAAATGCTAATATAAAGCCTCAAGTGCAGCCTATAAGCATTGACGGCTCAAAGGGATACAGAGTTCCCGTATTTGATGTAGACGTAACGGCTCAAAAGGAGAATCTATATACAAAAACCGCGTACAATGAGTTTGCCTTGCAAATGTATCAAAATGGCTTTTTCAATCCTGATATGGCCTCGCAGGCTTTGGCCGCGCTTAATATAATGGACTTTAAAGGAAAAGAACGAGTGAAAGAGGATATAGAGAGGAACTATACCTTACAGCAGCAGCTCATACAGTGGCAGCAAATGGCGATTACTCTCGCGGCAAAATATGAGCCGCAAATAGCGAACGGGTTAGCTTCGTCTCTTACAGGCCAGATTATGCCGACAGGCGCGGATGAGGCAGATATAAAGAATGTGGAGGCAAAAGAGGACGCGCGTGTAGCAAACGCGAGAGGAGCGGCGCAAGAAAGGACGAAACCGAGATGATAGAAGTAATGTACGAAAGGCCTGAAGGGAAAGAAGGAATGTTTAGCCTTAAACTAAAAGGGCACGCGTGTTACGGCGGAAAAGGCGGCGATATTGTCTGCGCCGCGGCTTCGTTTATGGCTCAGTCGCTTGCGTTTAGGCTTGAAGATAACGAGATTAGAAAAATAAAAACAGACCTTAATTCGGGGAATATACTGATTGAGTGCTGTTCTTTAGGTGAAACGGTAGAGAAGAAAATAAGGATAGAGGAAATCTTTGAGTTCGCGGCTGCGGGTCTTAAAGTCTTGTCTGAAAATTTTGAAAAAAATTTGAAATTTTCAAAAAAAGTTGGCCCACAGGGTTAGAGAAAGCGAGAAGCATTAAGATAATATATAAATATAAAGGGTCGCGCCTTAAACGCAGAAAGGAAAAAATATGAAAAAAAGAAAGATAAACCTGCATTTGCTCGACGGGGCTGAAGCAGGTTCCGCAGAAGGAAACGCTCAGGTCGCGGAGAGCGGTAAGGCAGAGACAGATGACCGGGTCGCCGCCGGAGAGGGAGCGAAGTCGAGCTTTAAAGACCTAATCGAAGGAGAGTATAAGGCCGATTTTGAAAAAGAGATTAAAAGCAGAGTTGAAAAAAGACTAAAAAATTCGGGAGAAGCGGAAGCGAAGTTGAAGGCTCTTAACCCGACGCTCGGTTTGCTTGCTAAACGATACGGATTAAATGCTGAAGCGCTTGACTACGAAGCCTTGTCGAAGGCTATTACCGAAGACGACGCGTATTATGAACAAGCCGCTATCGCGGCGGGCATGGATGTTCAGACATTCAAGAAAATGGAACAAATCAAAATGCAGAACGCTCAGCTTGAGGCGGAAGTAAGACGTAATAGAGCTGAGGCGGAGCAAAGGGAGATGTTTAACGCTTTAGCCGCGCAAGAAGCGGACGTGAAAGCGGTTTATCCGGGGTTTAGTCTGAGCAATGAACTTGGCAATAAAGAATTTGCGAGGCTGGTATTTAATAACGTGCCGGTTAAGACGGCGTATGAGGTTGTCCACAGAGACGAAATTATAGGCGGGGCAATGCAATTCACGGCGAAAAAGGTTGAAAAGCAGATTGTCGATAATATTTTGGCCGGACAGCAAAGACCAACCGAGCAGGGCCTTTCAAAACAGCCGGGAGTAGTTACGAAAGTTGACCCAAGCAAACTTACTAAAGAACAAAGAGAAGATATAAGAAAAAGGGTAATGCGGGGCGAACGTATAACATTCGATTAAGATTTCCCCGCGCATAGGAGGAAATATGGAAAAGATAAAAAGAAATTTGAATTTACAGCTGCTTGCGGAGCCTAACACGCAAACGACTACTACAACGGGGAGCGGCAATGATTTGTCTGCTGAAATGAAGACATATTATGATACCGAGCTTATAGAAATGGCGGGGCCTCAGCTCGTGCATCATCAGTTCGGAATGCAAAAGCCGATTCCTAAAGGCAAAGGAAAGAAGATTGAGTTCAGGAAGTTTTCAAACTTTAAGAAGGCTACAACTCCTTTGACCGAGGGCGTAACGCCGGACGGAAGCAAGATGAACGTTACCACTATTGAGAAAGAAGTGGCGCAGTACGGCGATTACGTAACCATTTCCGACGTGCTTGAGCTTACCGCCATTGATGATTTTATCTTAGAAGCTACGAACAAGCATGGACAGAACGCCGGACTTACGCTTGACACGATATGTAGAAATGAGATTAACTCCGGCACGAATGTGAGGTACGCGCCGAAACTTGCAGACGGAACCGAGACAGAGGTTACTAAGAGGGCTGATATGGACGCTACGTGCGTACTTACGCCGGATTTGGTGGCAAAAGCCGTCGCCGACCTCAAAGGCAACAACGCTCCTAAAATAGATGGAAGCTACATAGCCATTATTCACCCGTTCGTAGCATACGACCTGATGAAAAGCAAGGAATGGATAGATGTAGCTATATACGCGGATAAAGAGAGGATTTTTGAGGGAGAGATAGGAAAGCTGAGAGGCGTAAGATTTGTGGAGACAACCGAGGCGAAGATATGGAACGACGCCACTTGCCCTATCGCTAAGGCTGCTTCGGACCCTGACCCGGCGGAGTATTATTCGGTGTTTTCCACACTGTTTATAGGAAAGGACGCCTACGCTAACGTAGACGTTAACGGTGGCGGACTTGAAGTTATCGTAAAGCAGAAAGGCTCCGCGGGTTCGGCGGACCCGTTAAACCAGAGGTCTACGGTAGGCTGGAAGGGCATATACGCGGCTAAAATACGGATACCTGAATATATCGTAAGAGTAGAGAGCGTATCCGCGTATAGCAAGACGGCGGAAGCTAACTAACGAGGTGAGAAAATGGATAAAGAAATATTAGAAAATACGCCGGAGATTCCGAAGGAAGAAAAAAGTTCCGCGAAAGAAGTTAAGGCGTCAAACAAAAGGACGGTAAAAGAATCGGCCGGAAAAGATGAATCAGAAACGATTTTTATACCGAAAGGCGGACGTAACGAAGAAAATTTCGTTATAGTTACGATAAACGGAAAACGCTGGAAAATACAAAGAGGCGTATCGGTTGAAGTCCCTAAATGCGTCGCTGAAGTGTATAAACACAGCCTTGCCCAGCAGGCCTCGGCGGACGAGTATTTGGATTCGATTGAAAACAATAACGCACGGTAAAATCAGTAAAGCGGGCAAATTGCCCGCTTTATTAAATAGGAGGAAAGATGAAAACTATTAAGGCAATAATCGACTATGTAGATAGCGTAAAGCCGAATCAATATACGAAGGAACAAAAGATAGAGTGGCTTTCAGAAATAGATTATCAGATATTCAATGAGATAATATTGACTCACGCGCACGAGGAGGGCGCGTCGTTTGACGGATATAAGACCGGTGATGAAAATAAAGAACTTCTGGCGCCAGAACCGTACGCGAATCTTATATACACGTCTTATCTTGAGGCGAAGATAGATTATAATAACGCGGAGTATTCAAAGTTTAATAACTCAATGGTATTGTTTAACAACGCCTATGAAACATTCCACAAATTTTATAAAAGAAATCATAGACCTTATCCTGAAAAATTAAAGGTTAAGTTTTAAAGGGGTGAGAGAATGTTATTTCCCATGCTGGACGAACAAAAGCAAAGCAGAAGCTATATACAAGCATTTAAAGGCTATAACAATAATTTAAGAATAAATGAAGATGAATTTAGCGACACAAGGAATATGACTTGTGAATTTTATCCTATTTTATCGACAAGGCGCAAGCGTTCGGTTAAAGCGTCGCTGATTGAGGGAAAAGGCCTTATAGCAAAGGACACTCTCGCGTGGATAGACGGCAATAAACTTTACTATAATGGCAATGAAATAGAAGGTATTACGTTAAATAACCAAGAGCCTAAGCAGCTTTTATCTATGGGAGCTTATTTATGTATATTTCCGGATAAGATATATCTGAACACGAAAGACTTTACAGATTGCGGGTCCATGGAGGCGGCATACGAGACTGAGGAGAATGTGGTACTTACGTTATGTAAACAAGACGGTTCGGCGTATGAAAATGTAAGTATGAATGAACCGGAAGAACCTGAAAACGGAGATTTATGGCTCGATACGAGCGGAGAAAACCATATTCTGAAACAGTATTCCTCGACGACGGCAATGTGGGTACAAATTCCGACAGTTTACGTTAAAATCGAGGCTACAGGTATAGGAAAGAGGTTTGAGGAGGGAGACGGCATAAAAATATCCGGTCTTGAGCTCGCGGGAGTGCTGGAAAAACAAATAGAAGCGCTTAACGGAAGCAAGGTGATTCAAAGCAAGGATGATAACTATGTCGTTGTTATAGGAATTATAGACGAACGGGCGACGGTAAAGGGAATAACGGCGGAGAGAAGGCTGCCGGATATGGATTATATTACGGAGGCGGGAAACAGACTGTGGGGCTGTTTTTACGGAGTAGCGGACGGAAAGACCGTGAATGAGATATATTGCTGTAAGCTGGGAGATTTTAAAAATTGGTATTGCTATCAGGGCTTATCGACAGATTCTTGGGCCGGGTCTGTAGGAACAGACGGAGAATTTACCGGCGCGGCTACTCACCTTGGTTATCCTATATTCTTTAAAGAAGACTGTTTCCATAAAATATATGTATCGTCTCAAGGAGCACATCAAGTTGTTACCGTTAACGCGAGGGGAATACAAAAAGGTTCTTGGAGAAGCGCTGTTATAGTGAATGAAACTTTATTTTATAAATCAAGGACTGATATATGCGCGTACGACGGTTCTCTGCCTACAGGGTTATCAAATTCTCTTGGTGGCGGCAAGTATTTTAACGCGTCGGCGGGCGCTATAGGCTCAAGATATTATATTTCAATGGAAGATACAAACGGAAATTGGCATTTATTTGTATATGACATAGATAAAGGCATATGGATACATGAAGATAATTTAAAAGCGAGTTATTTTGCTAAAAAAGATGATGAACTTTATGTCATTGCAGATAACAAGATTATAGCCATGCTTGGAAGCGAGGGCGAAGTTGAAGAAGATTTCGATTGGAAAGTGGACACGGGCAATATAGGCTACGATTCGCCGGATAAGAAGTATTTATCGAGGTTTAACTTGAGAATGAATATATCTCAAGGCACGGTAGTAAGAGCGTATATTCAGTATGATTCTGACGGGATATGGGAGTCTAAAGGGACGGTAAAAGGCAATACTCTCGGAACGTTTACTCTGCCGATAGCTCCGAAACGCTGCGACCACTGCAAGATACGGCTTGAGGGAAGCGGAGATTTTAAACTTTATTCGATTGCTAAAATATTAGAGGACGGAAGTGATGTCTGATGTTTATTGAAAGCCCCAAAATGGCGTCTACAGGAAGTGAAAAAAAGGACATAGAACAATTAAGGTCTTATTTATTCAGAATGTCAGAGCAGCTTAATCTGGCTTTGGAAAACGTAAACGGGACGGCTTTATATACTCAAAACGCGTCTCAGACAGGCGGGAGCGGGAGTTCTGACGGTAAGGACGTTTCTTCCGGCGCAATAAGTTATGACGAGTTGCGAAGTTTGATAATAAAGACCGCGAATGAAATTCATGTTGAAATGGATACGATTGTCACGGAACTTGAAGGAAAGTATGTGGCCGTATCGGACTTTGGAGTTTATAAAGAGGAAACTGACAGAAGAATAGAAGAAAACGCCAAGGGTACTCTCGATTATTTTACTTTTAAGCAGGAAATAAGCCCTAAAGTAGAAACGCTTGAAAATGATGTCGCAACTGCCACAAATACAGCTAATGAAGCAGTGGAAAGAGCAGACGCCCTTGAAACTGATATTGAAAATGTATCTAACACGGCTAACGCGGCAGTGGAAAAGGCCGACGCTCTTGAGACCGACGTTGAGAATGTTTCCAACGCGACTAACGCGGTGACAGAAAGGACAGACGCCCTTGAAACCGATATTGAAAATGTCTCCAACGCGACTAACGCGGTGACGGATAGGGCGAACGCAATCGAAAATACTATAAATGAACAACAGTCAGGGCTTAACGAGATATCGCAAAGGGTATCTGGCGCTGAGGCCGATATAACAGCAAGCCAGCAAGCTATCAGGGACAACGAAGCGTTGATAAAAAGCGAAGAACAAAAAAGAGAAGAAGAAATCGCGAGAACTGATAATGAAATAGAGGCCTTAAAGGAAAACGTCGATAGCATAAGCGATAAACTTGGAAAGTATCAGGTGAATACAGAGCAATTTATAAGAACGGGGCTGTTGTATTACGAAAAGGCCGTCATTGACGGAGTAGAGGTTTCTATACCGAGAATCGGCGTCGCTATAGGTGAAAATTTAACAACAATAACGATAGAAGACCCTGAAACCGGAGAGAAAAAAGAGGTATTAAGCAGACAAGGATTATATACGACGTATACCTCGGATAAATTGAGCTTTTATCTTAATGACGTTGAAGTAGCTTATATATCTAATGGCAAACTATACATATCTGAAGCGGAAATATTTGGCTTTAAATTAAAAACAGGTAAATGGCTCGTAAATACAGAAAGCGATTATTGGAATTTAGAATGGGAGGGATGATATGGCTTTATCACTATCAATAGGAACAAGTCAGCTTAGCCAATCGGTATCAGGAAACTATACTACACTTAGAGTAAATGTAAATATAAGCTGGACATTTGGTTCATGGGACCATTACGGCTCAACAAAATATGTAACCATAAACGGCTCTACATACTATTTCAGCAGCGCAAAAATAAATCCAAACAGGACAAATTCCGGTTCGCAAACATTATATAGCGTAGATGTGAACATTCCTCACAACTCGGACGGAACTAAAACCGTAAGTATATACGCGTATGTAGTGACAAGTACAGGAAGCGGGACTGTCACAGCGTCGGCTTCTCCTACATTATCGAGGATACCGCGAACATCACCGGCCACATTATCTGCCTCAAGCGTGACTACAGGCGGCAGTTTTACTGTATATACAAATAGGTATTCTTCAAGTTTTACGCATACGATAAAAATTACGCTCGGGTCAAAGTCCATAACGAAGACGGGTATCGGAACATCAGTGACGATTACAATACCAAGGGATTGGGCGGAGGCCTTGCCTAACGCCGCGAGCGGTACGGCTACGGTAGTATGTACTACTGACGGGATAGGTTCTGTTAGCAAGAATATTACCGTAAATGTAAACTCTAATGATATACCAACGCTTACAGAAGTAACAGTTGCTCCTTACAGCGCTAATACTGTGGTAAGCGGCTGGAATATATATCTGCAAGGATATTCGGCCGTACAGGTAACCTTTAATACGGCGGCGGGGGTTTACGGGAGCAGCATAGCAGGATACAAGGTGGTTTACGGAAGCAGTGAAGTAACGAAGTCACCGTATAGGACGCCTGTAATAAATAACAGCGGCGCTCAAAAAGTATATTGCTACGCGAAAGATTCGAGAGGACGCTGGAGCAAGGCTAAAGAAGTGAGTGTAGAGTTCTTGAGTTACGCTAAGCCGTCGTTATCGAACGCGCAGGCGTACAGGTCTAAAGATACAGGCGTAAAGGATGAGAAGAACGGAACGTCTCTTTCAGCTATTGCTACAGCGGTATTTTCGTCTTGCGGAGGGAAAAATAGCGCTACGTTGAAATGCCGCAGGAGACGGCGCGACGGGGATTGGATGAGTTATGTTTCAATGCAGTCGGGCAAATTAACTACTTTTGCACAAGGAGCGGTTTCCGTTACTTATTCGTATGAAGTAGAAATAAAAATTACAGACGCTCTTGGCGAAACAAATGAAGTGATAATCGAAATCCCTACAAAGGCGGCCGCGCTAAGTTTTTTGCCAGAAGGAAAAGGAGCGGCTGTGGGTAAAGTAGCTGAAAAGGAGGGAGTGCTCGAAGTCGCCTTTGACATTGAAACAGAAGGGAGCGTCACGACAGGGGATATACTCATTAACGACCCGGACCTTGAGGAGTTATGGGAATCGGTCTTCGGGGGGGGGTAATACCTAAGTTAATAGACTATATTTACCCGCTCGGCAGCGTCATAGCCTCTGTAAATTCGGCCTTTGACCCTAACGAGGCATATAAATCTCAGACATGGGTCAGATTCGCGGAGGGAAGGACATTGGTCGGCGTCGATACGTCAGATACAGATTTTAAAACGGTTGAAAAGACGGGCGGCGAAAAGACGCATAAATTAACGCTATATGAGATACCGAGCCATGAAGGGCATTTATATAGCAATTATGATATGAACTCTATTGGTAATTGTAATCGCTATTTGGCAGAGTCTACTTTGGGACAATATGGCTCAGCGGGAAGAGGCTGGAACAGTGTGAACGGCGGCGAAATACAGCCGGCGGGAATGTCAAGAGGCGGCGGAGCCGCGCATAACAATATGCAGCCGTATATATCGGTATATTATTGGAAACGAACAAAATAATCGCCTTCCCCGCAGCGGGATAGGCGGGGGAGGGAAAAATGTTTAATCAAAAACAAGGATTTAAAGATGTGACTAATGTAATAAAGAAATTTACAGGGATAGAACCTATGATACCGGAATCTTTGAAAAAAATCGTCGGGGGGGGGTACTACATGAGCGCAAAAAGGAGGTGGCGGTATGCTGCCTTTAAAACAGTGCTTGAAAGATATTGTAAAAATATTTACGGAGCAAACATTAACAACGAAAAATCTGAGCGCGGCAGAAAACAGAGTATCCATAGATTCCGGCGGATATATGGTTTTGGGAAATTGGGTGTTTGTACAGATAACTTTGAAAATAAAGGTAACTCTAAACGGAAACACTTATTGGACACTCATGGATGGCTTTCCGGAACCAAAAACACCATTTGCGGCCTTGGGGGCAAACTATCACTTCATGGACGCGCCCGTGAATGTTTCACTTTATGGCTCGGCCCTAACTATAACTTGTGGGAATCAGGAATTACAGCCGGGAAGAATGTTGGTGATAAGTGGATTTTACATAAAAGCGTAAGGTTTAAGAGGTGTCGTCATGCTTAATATAAAGACGGCGCTTACGCAACTCGCTAACAGAGTTAAGGCGGAAAAGGACTATGTAGTAGAGTATAAGATAAACGACGCGGATAAATGGTCGTATAGAAAATGGGCGAGTGGTATAGCGGAATGCTGGTTGTTTTATTACAACACTATAGCGCCATATTCTTCAGGCGGAGTTGATAATTTTAAATATTCTTATACTGCCGCTTTTGATTTGCCATTTGCGTTTGTAACTAATAGCGATAAAAATCATCATTGCGGATATTCAAAAACAGCATCTGTGTCTGTGAGCAATGGCACGGGTGTTGTAATTTCTGGACATTTAAACGATACTCCGTCGAAGGTTCACCTCCATTGGACAAGTAATACGACGGGCGTTAGCTATATAAATATTCACTTAATGGGAAGGTGGAAATAGCTATAGCAAAGCTGCCAAAGATTTGATATAATGAGAAAGTCAAGAGGACGAGCGAAAGCGGTTGGCCTTCCGAGATTCAAAAGGGATTTTGAATTTTAAGGAAGGTGGTAATATGGTGAGAATCACTATTTTTTTAGGAAATTCAGAATAACCATTTACATAAAAAATAACCGCCACGGCTGCGAACCCTTAGACGGCTATTTTAGTCACTGACGGTTAACCGTTTTTAGCGGTTTCCTCTTGACCTAAATATATCATAATGAAAATATAAACGCAAGAGATAATTAGACCAACCGCGAAGGTTGGTTTTTATTATGCAATATTTGATATTTTGTCGGGGCAGCGGGTTAGAAAATAATAAATAAATTTGAGAAAATATAGATAAAGTAAAAGTTAGACTATGAAAAGAAAGGGAGATAAAATGGCATATTCACAAATAGGATACGGCTCATCAGGAAGTGATGTAAGGAAGCTGCAAGAAATACTGAATGGCAAGGGATATAATCTTTCTGTTGACGGACAATTCGGAGCAAAAACCAAGTCAGCTGTAAGAGACTATCAGTCTAAGAATGGTTTAAGCGTTGACGGAATTGTAGGCGTTAATACGTGGGGAAAACTTACGAGCGATTCCTCGTCGTCTCAGACGCCCGCAACAAGTTCAAATACAAAATCGAACTTGCTCGGAGTATCAGATTATACCGCGAGTAATTTAAGCAAGTATGAGGAAGGATATAAGCCTTCTGACGCGGTTATAAAAGCGCAGGAATATTTGAATAAAGTTTCAGAAGAAAAGCCTTCGCCATTTGTATCATCATATAAAGAACAACTTGAAGATATATATAACAAGATAATGAACCGGAAGGAATTTTCTTACGACCTTAACGGAGACATGCTCTACCAGCAGATGAAAGACCAATATCAAGTATTGGGGAAAACAGCTATGCAGGACACTATGGGAGAGGCCGCGGCATTAACGGGCGGATATGGAAACACATATGCGCAAAGTGTCGGACAGCAAACGTATGACGAATATTTGAGGCAACTTAATGATAATATACCGGACCTTTATCAATTAGCCTTACAGCAGTATAACTCCGAAGGCGAGCGTATGTTACAACAGTACGAGCTTACGGGAGATATGTATAACGACGAGTATAACAAGTACATGGACGCATATAATCAGTGGCTTGCGGAAAGAGATTTTGTAAGCAATAGATATGATTCAGAACGTAATTTTGATTATAACGATTTCGCTAATATGCTTTCTTATTGGCAGTCTATGGCGGGAGCCGAAAATCAAAACTATTGGAATCAGAAAGATTATGATTTTCAGTTGCAACAGTTTGAATATCAAAAGCAGCAGGACGCTATAGCAAATGCTTTAGCGAGGCAGAAATTGGCTCTCGCGTCGTCGGGCGGCGGAAGCTCGGGAAGCGGCTCAGAGGAACCGGATGTGTCAAAAGGCGCGACACAAAACGCAAAGAATGTTTTAGGAGAATACGGAAAATATTTAGCTCAAGGAGGGGCAGGAGCTGATAGGCTGGCCTATGTTATAGAAATGATAGAAAACAGAACGCAAGAGGATGACGGGTTAAATAATAATGAAAGAGCTTGGGTATTGGCGCAGTTAGCCAAAAGATAGGAGGAAGAAATGGCAAAAACAAAAGCTATAGAGTATTATGCTAAAAAGGCTAAAATGTTGGCACAAGAGTCAATAGATTATGAAAGGGAAAACGTTGTAAAATATTATTCCCAAAAAGCTAAGGCGCTGGCGCAAGAGTCAATAGATTATGAAAGGCAAGTAAAAGATTCGGCGCAGAAAAGAGAAATTAAAAAATTAGCCTCTACATATGGCTTTACCGAATCCAATATAGCAAATGCTTCACCTTTTGTACAGCAGAAGATAACTACAAGCGAGAATAAAAAGAATACGAATATTACGCCGAGATATAAGACGGCGAAAGAAACAAAAGAGGCGATAGAAAATCTTAACAAGGATATTGCGACTAATGGAATGGCTTTTCCCGCTATTGAACACGGAGAGGCGTATCAATCGTTTTTAAAGGCTCGTTCTGAATATACGAAAGAGTACAAAAAGGAGAAGAAAACTCTGACAGATGAATATAACTTTCTTAAAGATAAAGAAGATGAAGCTAAAACAAAAGATTTGCCGGAGGACCTTCTGGAATTACTTGACGAATATAATAGGGGCCATATAGATACTACATATAATCCGTTTAGTTACGCGAGGTCTCAAGACGGCTATAAATATTTCGGGAAAGAACTTAAATATGACGGTTATACAGAAAAAGAACTTAAAGAGCTCGCGGCGGCAAGGAAACGCAAAACTGACGAAATAGATACGATTAAGGCGTTACAAGAAGCATATGAATTATCAAAAGAAAGCCCCGTGCAGGGCAGTATAGGGTCTTTAGTAGATAACTTCGCGGGAGGGGCTACAGGCTTATTTGATTTGGCCGGACAATATATAAAGGACCCTGACAGAGATTTTAATGTAAACACTATGTCTCTGAGAAAGAGCCAAACCGCAAACGCGGCGAGGTCCGCGGTGTCTGAAGACATAGAAACCCCACTTCTTAGGAAGTTATATGATGTAGGAATGAGTATAGGAGACATGGTTACCGCCAGCGCTGGAACTTTGGGTTATGGAACACTCCCTATGTTTTTCGCTGAAGCAGGCGTTCAAAACGCTATAGACCTTACAGAAAGGGGCACTGATTCTTCAACGGCGCTTGCGGGAGGCTTAGCCGCCGGAACATTCGAGGTTTTATTTGAGAAACTTTCTTTGGGCAATTTAAAGGCTCTTTCACGAATGAACACTTCTACGCTGAAAGGCTTTGGAAAGGAGTTTGCGAAAACTGTAGGCGTTAACGCCTCTGAGGAAGCCGCGACAGAAGCAACTAATATTTTATACGATACTCTGGCTAACGGCGACATTTCTAATTACAGTCTTAGAAAAGAGCAAATTATGGCTGAGGGTAAAACTGAAGAAGAAGCAAAGACGGAGATTTTTAATGAATTTTTATCGCAAATTGGAGACGCCGCGTTATCAGGCGGTTTAATGGGAGGAATGCTTGCTCCGGCGGGAATAGCGGTAGGCAACTACAGATATTCAAAGCAAGGAAAAAATCTGTCAGAAGGGCAAACCGAGGCCCTAAAGGACTATTCTTCAACGTCAGGGGGAGAAGCAGGGAGGTTGTATAAAGAATATCAATCTAAATACAGTGATAAAAACGCGGCTCTCGGTATGATGAAAGAAGCAGCGGATAATGAAGTAATATCCAATCTGATTGAGTCGGAATCTTTGAACGATATTACGGAGGCATATGACAACGCTGTAAAGTTAAATACAGATGAAGGTACGAGACGAATTTTAGATAACGTATATAACGCTCGCGTAAGTCAGATATTTAATAAAGAGACGGCGGGAGAAACAAACGCCGTTGTAAACAGTAACGGCCATACTATTGGTGTAAACAGAAGCGAGGAAATCAGAGGCGGCAGGAATTACACTTTAAGTAAAGATGATGTTGAAGTTATAAAAAGGACTGCCGGAGCAAAATTACAGGACGGAAGCGAGGTTATAATAAACGGTATTACTGATGATAACGGAGAATTAAAGTATAAGACAATAGAGGGAAAGGCAGTAGCACCTTCCGAGGTGACGTTTAACAATGATACCACAAGGGAACTGTATCAGAAAGCCGCGGAAATAGAGGAACCGGCAAGGAATCTTTTCATAAATACCTACCCGGGAGACGTGTCTGTAGGCAAGTTCAAAAATGGGTTTGAGAATTTTTATGATTCGGGCAAATTGAGCGGCGCGGTTTCTTTTGATATGGCAAAAGAGATGAACTCGGCGTTTCTTGAGAATGTAATAAATGAAAGCGCGGCAAGAAAGGCGTACGAAGCCGGACAGGCGAGCATAACGGGAAACGTTAATATAAACGACAGTATTATAAGAAAATCTACCGCCGGAACCGTGGTAGACAATACTGTTGTGAATCACTTAGACGAAGGAGTAAAAGAGCTTATTGGCAGTATAGCCAAGAAAACGGGCATAGACTTTGAACTTACTGACGAGATTATAGCGGGAGAGACGGCAAGAGGGGAGAGAGTATACGCCAATGGGTATTTTGACAAAGCCGTAGTTAAGGCTGTTATATCAGGAGACGCTGATAACGCTGCGGAGGCGGCGGCACATGAGACTACGCACTTTGCCTTTGCTTTAAATAATAAAGATATGAAAAAGGTTTCAGACCTTTGTATTGCTTATCTTGCCGAGACAAGCGACGCCAAAACGGCGGAGGCCCTTATAGAAAACAAGATGAAGAATGTTGAGACAAGGGAGGATGCTATAGAGGAACTGACGAGCGACGCTATAGCGGGCATAATTTCGAGCGAAGAAGGGGCGAAGGCGTTTATAGAATATCTTGAAACAGATAAAAATTTAACTACTGCCGAAAAGAGGACTATTCTTGAGAAAATAAAAGACTTAATAGAGAGAGTTTTGGAATCAATAAAAGCTCTTGCCGGACAGGGACATATTTCCGATACGGCAAAAGTCTTCGCTGAGGCTGAATATGACCGCGTGAGCGAAATCTTAAACTTATACACCAAGGCTTTGGACAAGGCGAGTGAAAAGTTAAGAAAGGGAGAGAGAGCCGAAGAAGGGGCAGGAAAAGTAAATACAAAGTTCTCTTTAAAGAATAAGAATATAACTGAAGACACAAAAATTCCTTTTGTAATTGCGGAGGAATATATTGACGTACCTAAAAATAATAAAGCTGCTTTAAGCGAGTTACAAAACAAGGTGAAGCAGCTCCCGAGAAGTACTTATGAGAACAAGGCTACGGGATATAGGGCGGATATAACGGAAGAAACTATTAAAAAGGCTATAAACCCTACACATAAAAATTTTAATAAACATAGTTCAAAATATATAAATAATTTAAACGCTACGCTGAACTTTTCTGAGCTTTTTGAAAATGCGGTATATATAGATACCATAGAGAACCAAAAGAGTAAAAACGCAAACAAAAATATCAAAGGTTTTCACCACTTCGTTGCACCTCTTAGAATGAAAGGAGCAGACTACAGGACACTTATTACAGCGAGAGAAAAGAAAAATTCTAACACGTTATATGTACTTGGAGTAGAGGTTTTACCTATGAAAAAGAAGATGTCTCAATCGGCAACTTCTTTGAGTGGTTCCCGCTCTAAGGAGACATCTTCTATGATTACTATACCTGACCTCATAAGAGATGTCAAGATATATAATTATGATACGCAAGAAAATCAGACATATACACAGGAAAACATAAAATTCTCCTTTATTGGGGAAAAGGCGTTGAATAAAAACAATAAGTCTTTGGAAAAAGCTAAAGAAATGGAATCGGCCGGAAAAACGAGCGAGGATATAAGGAAGAACACGGGCTGGTTCAGAGGAGGAGATAATAAATGGCGTTTCGAGATTGATTCCAGCAAGATGAGAGTAGACCACAGAGGTAAATTCCATAGAAATTCGGCGATACGCCGCCGCTGGGAATTATTCGATAAACTACATGTTACCAATACGGCCACAAAAGCAGATTTTCAAGAGCTTATGCAGCTTGACAGAACTCTCGGAACTTTAACGGAACCAAAGAAATTAGGGGATTTAATTGACTATCCGCAACTTTTTGAGGCATATCCACAGTTAGCTGATATGGACTTTTCATTTGTAAATTTGGGAGATATGGACGGAGGATATAGCCCGCTTGTTAATAAGATTTTTATAGATGAAAGTTTGAAAGAAGACTCTCAGCAGATGAGACAGACGCTCATACATGAAATTCAACACGCCATACAGGAAGCTGAAGGATTTGCCAAGGGTTCCAATCTTATAGGGTTGAATAAAGCTATTGAGGAAGCAAAGCGTATTGAAGAAAAAACAGATAAACAGCTTGACGTGGCTATAGATGAGCTTTTTAGACTTCTTGATGAAAGTGGGTATATTGAACAGTATGGCGAGGATATTGATGTACTCGCCGAAAAGGAACAGGATAGAATCAGGGCATTTTTCAAAGAAAACAACAAAGACGGTGCGGAAGCATTAGAAAAAGTTATAAAGCTATGGGAAGAAAATACGCGGGCAATCACCGAAACGGCCAGACTCCAAAAAATATCAAGCCACGATTACTACATGAATAGCGCAGGAGAAATAGAGGCAAGAGATGTTTCAAACAGATTGTATTTCACTGAAGAACAGATAAGAAATATAAGGCCCGATATAGATAATGACGCCGCGATTGTAAGATTCTCTCTAAAAAATAAAAATATAACTGAGGACACAAAAATTCCTTTTGTTATTGCGGAGGAATATATTGACGTGCCTAAAAACAACAAGGCGGCTTTAAGCGAGCTACAAAACAAGGTGAAGCAGCTTCCAAGAGGTACGTATGAAAATAAGGCTACAGGATACAAAGCAAATATAAATTCAAATACGATAAAAAAAGCGTTGACTCCTACGCATAAGAAATTTAATTGGTTTTCTGAGGAATATATCAACAATTTAAATGGCATTTTAAGGTTATCAGAACTTTTTAAAACAGCTATATATGTGGACACTATATCTCCGATGAAAAATAAAAAAGATAATCCAAACATGAAAGGCTTTCACCATTTTGTCGCACCGCTTGGAATGAAAGGAGGGGCGTACAGAGCGTTAATTACAGCAAGGGAAAAAGAAAATTCTAATACACTATACGTTCTTAGAGTAGAAGTTCTGCCAATAGAAAAAACGCCCCTATTGACAGCTTCTTCGATTGGCTCCCAATCTGTGAGGGCGTTTTCTGAAATCAGTATACCTGACCTCATAAGAGATGTCAAGATATATAATTATGATACGCAAGAGAGCCAGATTTATACACAGGAAGATATAAAATATTCATTGCTCGATTCTTCCGGAAGGAAACTAACAAAGAAGCAGGCTGAATACTTTAAGGGTAGTAAAGCGAGAGACGATAACGGTAACTTACAGATTGTATATCATGGCACAAATGAAGCCGGTTTTACTGTGTTTAATAGGAATATCAACTTTTATTCAGACAGTAAAGAATTAGCTAAAACTTACAGTAACACTAATGGGCTGTATGAAGGCTACGCAAATATTAAAAATCCTTTAGTCATCGACGTTAAAGGTGAGAAGTGGTCAGGCATTCCTGTAGAATATATCGAACTCGAAAATATAGAAGATATTTTCAATGAATACGGAGTAGATACCTTTGAAGATGGTGGAATGGAAAGAACATCAACTGCTGATATTGCAAGTGCTATTGATGAGGCGGTCGAAGAGGGTCAATTAAACTATGACGGAATCATTTTCAAAAATATTTATGATGAGGGTTCCTATAGTTCGGGGATTGGCATTATATTAGCAAACGATTATGTAACATTTAACAAAAATCAATTTAAAAATATTACTAACGAAAATCCAACAGACGATCCGGATATAAGATTTTCTCTAAAAAACAAAAACATAACTGAAGATACAAAAATTCCTTTCGTGATTGCCGAAAGGTACGTTGACGTACCTAAAAATAATAAAGCTGCTTTAAGAGAGTTACAAAACAGAGTGAAGGAGATCCCAAGAGGCACGTATGAGAATAAGGCTACGGGATACAGGGCTGGCATAAATGGCAAAACGATAGGAAAAATTCTTAATCCAAAACCTAATTTTAATCCGTGGGGGAAAAATTACATTGATAATTTGAATGCGGCGCTATATTTACCAAATCTTTTTAAAAATGCTGTATATATAGACACCATAGAAAACCAGAAAAGTAAGAATGCCAATAAGCAAATAAGAGGTTTTCATCATTTTATAGCACCTATAACGATGAAAGATAATAATTATAGAGTAAAAATAACCGCAAGAGAAAAAGAAAACTCAAATCTTCTATATATTGTAGATACTGAAATACTACAAAATAAAGAAGATGTCGCATTACCAAACAATATGAATGGTAATTTCTTGACGACATCTTTTAAAATTAGTATACCCGACCTCATAAAAGATGTCAAGATATATAATTATGATATGCAGGAAAATCAGACATATACATACGAGGATATAAAATTTTCCATAAAAGAAAACGCTACAAAGGCGGGAGAACTCCTTGAAGAAAACAGAAAGTTAAAAAGGATAAACGAAAATCTCATAGCGCAGTTTAAGATTACAGATGGCATGAAAATAAGAAACAATATA